GTCAAGGTTACTGTTGCCGGAGAAGAAAAAGAAATAAAAGTATCTTTTATAGAAGATACAGAACAAATGCCGGAGCAGATAGCGGATTGATTCGTCTTCGCTTGATGAATGGTTGTTATACACTTAGCACCGATAACACCAAGTTAGCGGATGGCGAAGCTTGCATAAAACGGTATTTAAACTTATTTTAAGCACCCTTTAACGGGTGTTTTTATTTTGGAGGTGAGTGCGAATGGATAAGCTGTCAAAACTTGAACAATTACTTAAAGATACAAATACAAAGCAGGAATTTAATATTGTGGAGGACTTAAAGGCTTTGGCTCTCTCCTACGGAGTTGTCAAATCTAAAGACTTCCGTAAAAAGTTAAATGCTCTTATAGCTAAGTACGAAAATGACGAACTGACGGCAATCCGTGAGGCTCTCATAAAGAAATGCCAAAATGGTGATACACAGGCTATCAGGCTCTATGCTGATTACTTTAAGCCTGAAACAGTCACAACCGCTGATGACGGATTGATTGAAGCACTTGCAGGCGCAGGCAAGGAGGCTTTTGCTGATGAAATTTAGACCATTTTCAAAGAAACAGCTTAAAGTTCTCTCCTGGTGGAAGGTTGACGGAATTAAGGATAAATACGATGCAATTATAGCAGACGGCTCTGTTCGTTCCGGCAAGACTGTGAGTATGAGCATATCTTTTATCTTTTGGGCAATGGCAACATTTGCCGACTGTAACTTTGCCATATGCGGTAAAACCGTAGGCTCTTGCAGACGAAATGTTATTAAGCCACTTATTAATATGATTAACAACCGTTATGACATCAAAGACAAGCGGTCGGAAAACTTGCTGATTATCAGCAAAAACGGCAAATCAAATACATTTTACATTTTCGGCGGTAAAGACGAAAGCTCGCAGGACTTGATTCAGGGTGTTACGCTGGCAGGTGTACTCTTTGATGAGGTTGCACTTATGCCCCGCTCTTTTGTTGAACAAGCTCTTGCTCGTTGCTCGGTTGAGGGTGCAAGATTTTGGTTTAACTGCAACCCCGATAATCCTGCTCAGTGGTTTTATCAAGAATGGGTTTTAAAGGCTGAGAATAAGCACGCTTTGCGGCTTAAATTCTTAATGGACGATAACCTTAGTCTTTCTGAAAATGTTAAGCAGCGGTATTACAGCCTTTATCAAGGCACATTTTACCGCCGCTTTATCCTTGGTGAGTGGGTTATTGCCGAAGGTCTTGTGTATCAGGATTACAATGACCATATTAAGGATAAGTTGTGGGACGGCAATCCCGATGAGCTTGTCGGACGGTGGTACATATCAATGGACTACGGTACTATTAACCCTTGCTCTATGGGACTGTGGTGCGTAACTGACAACGAGGCTATTAGAGTGGATGAATACTACTACAACAGTCGCAAGGAAGGCTATCAACGCACCGATGAAGAGCATTATGCAGAGCTTGAAAGGCTTGCAGGCGACAGATACATTGAATATGTAATCATTGACCCATCAGCTGCATCATTTAAGGCAACGATTAAAAAGCACGGTAAATTTTTTGTGAAATCAGCAAAAAATGATGTGCTTAACGGTATCAGAACAACAAGTCAGATGCTTAATGACGGTCGCATTAAAATCGGAGTTAAGTGTAAGGCATCACAAGAAGAGTTTGGTATGTATCGTTGGGACGATAAAGCCGAAGAAGATAAGGTCATTAAGGAAAACGACCACGCAATGGACGATATACGCTATTTTGCTTATACGATAGCTAAGCGTGAGTTTAAATATAAATAAGGAAGTGAAAATGTGCGAAGGCAAAGACGATTTGTTTTACTAAATTGGCTTAGAATACTTGCAAATAAGCTGTTTCCAGAAAGCGTAGCTAATGCATATTCATATAACGATATGGAAGAGGCTATGGAGGATTGGCTTGAGATTTACGCTGACCTGCCATGGTGGTGTGAAAGCTGTCATAACAAAACTCTCAATCTCGGTGCAACGATAGCATCTGAATTTGCAAGACTAATAACAATAGAGTTTGAAAGTGAAGTCACAGGCTCAAAGCGTGCAGACTTTTTGCAGGAGCAGTACGAAAGGCTGCTTAAACAGCTTAGAATTAAGCTTGAGGCAGCTTGTGCTGTTGGCGGCATAATGTTTAAGCCGTATGTGCGTAAAGGTGTTATTTTGCCTGATTGCATTACGCAGGATAAATTCATTCCCATTGAATACAGCAACGGCATTATTACCGCTGCTATATTTTTTGACCAGCAGGTTAAAGGCAAGGCTTACTACACACGAATTGAAAAGCAGACTTACAGCTATGAGAACAAATCACACACGATTGAAAGTCATTTTTTTGTTTCGTCAAGTCCCGATAACATCGGAGAGGAAATAAATCCTGAAAATCTTAGCAGCGATATGTGGACAGGTATTGACCCATACATAGTTATTAATGATGTTGACCGTCCTCTGTTTGCTTTTTGGAAAGTACCGTTTGCAAATCACATTGAAAGCGACAGTCCTCTCGGAGTGTCAGTTTACAGCAGAGCAATTAAATTACTCAACGAGGCAGATTTACAATGGGACAGATATTTGTGGGAATTTAAGGGTGGCGAGCTTGCGGTTGATGCAGGTGAGGAAGTCCTTAGACAGCGACCGGGCGAAGATACGCTTGAGACACCGTCAACTCGTGATAGGCTGTTCCGTAAGTTCAACATTGATGCAGACGATAACAAAAAATCATTTTATGAAGTTTTTAATCCGACCCTGCGTGACGAAAACTATTCAAGAGGTCTGAATGAAATCAAAAGGCAGATTGAGTTTAACTGCTCTCTTGCATACGGTACGCTGTCAAATCCGCAAAATGTAGATAAGACAGCGGAAGAAATTAAGGCGTCTAAGCAGCGCAGTTATACCGCCGTTTCCGATATGCAGTCCTCGCTTGAGGCGGTGCTTGAAGATTACATATATGCTTGCAACGCTATGTCAGATGCTTGTAATCTTGCTCCGTCAGGTGAGTACGAAGTCAGCTTTAATTGGGGTGACGGTGTGCTTGAGGATAAAGACAAGGAGCAGGCAATACAGCTCAATGAGGTCAACAGCGGTATCCGCAAAAAGGCAGATTATCTCAAGTGGCGTTACGGAGTAGACGACAAACAAGCGGCAGAAATGTTACCTGAAAGCGGAGTGCAGAGCTTTTTTAACGAGGGTGGTGCTTAATGCTTACACCTGAACAGCTTGCTCACTGTGCGGATGACATATTAGAACTTTATTCTAAGCTTGAGGAGGCTATTGTTCGTGACATAGCACGCAGAGTGGCTAAGACGGGAACAATGACAGATACGGCAATATGGCAGGCACAGCATATGCAGGAGCTTGGTACGCTTAACTCTGACATTTTAAACAGTATTTCAAAGTACAGCGGTAAATGTGAGTCGGAGCTTAAAAAGCTGTTTGAAGACGCTGCCATTACTGCGACTGAATATGACAACGAAATATACAGAGCAAACGGTCTTAACCCTAAGTCAATCAAGGTGTCTGATACTCAACTGCAGATATTAGAGGCAGGATTTAAGAAAACTCAAGGCAATTTAAGCAATCTTACTCTGACAACGGCGGTATCATCTCAAACGAGCTTTATTAACGCTTGCAGTTTGGCGGAACTTAAAGCAACAAGCGGTGCATTTTCTCCGCAACAGGCTATTGTTGATGCTATAAAGCAAGTAGCAATAAACGGAGTGGAAGTTGTGTATCCGTCAGGTCACAAGGATAAGATGGATGTAGCGGTTCGCAGAAATGTAATGACAGGTATAGGTCAGACAACAGGGCAAATTTGTCTTGCAAATGCACAGGAGCTTGGCTGTGACCTTATGGAGATTACCGCCCACGCAGGAGCAAGACCGAGTCATTCATATTGGCAAGGTCAGGTTGTAAGTTTGAGCGGACGAAAAGGTTATCTGTCCTTATCAGACATTGGCTACGGTTCGGGTGACGGCTTTAAGGGGTGGAACTGCAGGCACGATTGGTATCCGTACTTTGGCGGTACACGAATGTATGACGAAGAAAAGCTAAAGCAGATGGACGCTAAAAATATTGAGTATCCTGACGGCTCTATGCACACGCTTTATGAGGCGGAGCAAAAGCAACGAGCTTATGAGAGAAAAATCAGGGAGTCAAAACGCATACTTGCCGCTTACGATGAAAGCATTAAAAATGCCGATGACGAAGCAATAAAAAAGGCTTATCAGAATATTTTTAATAAAGAATCCGTAAAGCTGAAAAATCGTGAAGCTGAGCTTAACAATTTCTGTGACAAAACAGGTTTGCTCAAGCGTAATGACAGAGTACAAAAGTATGGTTTTGGCAGGAGTACGGCTCAAAAAGCAGTTTCATCAGCTAACAAGCATTATAAAACTTGGAGTAAAGAGCATAACATAAATAACATAAAAACACTTGCAGAATATTACAATGTGAAGTATAATGATGTTAGGAGATACAACCTTCTTAAAGGATATGTTAAAGCTGTTGACGAAGGTGGTATTTCTCCTTTGATAGGTTTCGATTTGTATGAAGAAAAGGCAAAAGAAGTAGAAAAAATGCTGGTTGGACAAATCACTACAAATGGTATTGAGATTAAAGACTTCACAACTCATTTTATAG